CAACGGGAAAACATCCATGTCCCTTGAACTGACCACCCCGCCTGCGACCAAGCCGGTGACGCTGGCTGAAGCCAAGGCCTGGCTGCGGGTGGAAAGCGGCGCTGATGAGGATGACCTGATTGCGTCGCTGATTCCGGCGGCGCGGGCGCGGGCGGAGGCCCATACCGGCCGCGCCTTTGTCACCCAACATTGGACGCTGTGGCGGGACCACGCTGCATCGTGCATCGCCATCCCGCTACCGCCGCTACAAGACGTTTCTTCTGTGACGGTCTATGCGCCCGATGATGGCGCCACGGTGCTGAGCAGCGGCGACTACACGGTGGATATGCCCGGTTCGCGGCTGCTGCTGAAAACAATGCCGTTTAATCTGCGGCCCATCAATGCCGTCGCCATCGCCTTTACCGCCGGCTATGGCGATGCCGGCGATGTGCCGTCGCCGATCAGCCAAGCGATCCTGCAAATCATTTCCACGCTCTATGAACATCGCGGTGGCGATGTGGTGCCCACGCCCGACAATGCGCTGGCCCTGCTGGCGCCGTATCGGGTGATGCGTCTTTAAGCCCCGCTTGTCATCCCCGGCGAACCGCGCGTTAGCGCGGTGAGGGAAGGGGACCCAGACTTTCGACACCTAATTCGTTTCGACCCCTGGCTCCCCTTCCCTCGCACCGCATCTGCGATGCGATGCTCGCCGGGGATGACAGGTGGGACAGTTGCTGCATTTTCCTTCAGGAGTCCCCTATGACCACCCAACGCGGCCGCGATTTGTTGCTGAAGATCGGCGACGGCGCCGAGCCGGAAGTCTTCACCACCATCGCCGGCCTCAAGGCCAAGACGCTGGCCTTCAATGCCGGCAGCATTGACGTCACCAACGCCGATTCCGCCGATGGCTGGCGCGAGCTGATGGCGGGCGGGGTGAAAAGCGCCACGCTCTCGGGCGCCGGCGTCTTCAAGGATGCGGCGTCGGATGCGGCGCTGCGCGGCGCCTTCTTCGCCGGCAGCGCGCCCAACTGGCAGGTGGTGATCCCCAGTTTCGGCACGGTTGAGGGCCCGTTCCGGCTGACGGCGCTGCAATATGACGGGCCGCATGACGGCGAAGTGAAGATTTCCCTGTCGCTGGCCTCGGCCGGCGCGCTCAGCTTTACAGCAATCTAGGCGCACACCCTCATGCTTCGACAAGCTCAGCATGAGGGTGAGGGCGGAAGATGCGAAAGGTCCGGTGGACCATTCGCCCGCCCGAACGCCGCAGCGGCGCGCGACCAAGCGCGACGCGAGGCCGGGAATATTTTCATTTCCTCACCCTGAGCCCTCATCCCGAGCTTGTCGAGGGACGAAGGGTGAGAAGAGAGGTGCATGATGGTGAACAAGATTCGCGGTGAAGCGGCGCTGAAAGCGGGTGGGCGGCAATATCGCTTGCTGCTGACGCTGGGCGCCCTGGCGGAAATCGAAAGCGGGCTGGGGCTGGAGGATCTGGCCGGCGTGGCGGCGCGTCTGAAGCAGGCACGGGCCGGCGATCTTGCCATTGTGGCGGCGGCGCTGCTGCGGGGCGGCGGCCATGACCTGTGTCCGGCCGAGGTGTTGCGGCTGGAATGTGACCTGGGCGAACTGGTCAGCGCCGTGACGGCAGCGTTCGAGAATGCCGGTCTTGCGGCGCCCACAGCAGCGGAGGGGCGGGAAGGCCGCCCTTTTGCTGGCAGCGCCTCGTCGGCATCGGTCTCGGCGTGATGGGTCTTTCACCCCGCGATTTTTGGGCCCTGTCGCTGCCGGAATGGCGGGCGCTGTGTGAAGCGCGCTTTCCCGCGCCGCCGTCGCTCGGCCGCGGCGCCCTTGACCAGTTGATGATGCAGCATCCGGACACCAACCATGGCTAACACACGCAAACCCTTGGCCGCCGCGGCTGAGGACCTGGCCGATTTCGCCGGCACGGTTGGCAGCGCCGCCGCCGGCATCGAAAGCGCGGTGAACCGCAGCTTTGATGCGGTGTCGAACAGCATTGCCCGCGCCGCCGTCTCGGGCCGCGCCTCGATGAGCCAGCTCACCGCCTCGATCCTGGCCGATTTCGACCGCATCGCCGCCCGCCAGTTCATCGCCCAGCCGATTGAAAGCCTGCTGGGATCGGTGGCGGATGCGCTGCTGCCCATTGCCGGCGCCCGCGCCATCGGCGGGCCGGTGGCGGCGGGGCAAAGCTATCTGGTGGGCGAACAGGGCCCCGAACTTTTCACCCCGGCCGGCAACGGCGCCATCACCAGCAACGCCAATCTGTCACCGGTGCGCCCGACGGTGACGGTGAACATCACCACGCCGGATGCGCAGAGCTTTCTCAAGTCGAGGTCCCAGGTGGCGGCGCTGCTTGCCAAGGCGGTGGGGCAGGGGCAGCGGAATTTATGATGCGATTGAAGCACCAACTGTCATCCCGCGCGCGATGCAGCGCGTAGCGGTGCATCGCAGATGCGGGACCCATTTAACAAGCGGCACGATGGGTCCCGTGTCTGCGGCGCATCATTGCATGCTGCGCCGCGCACGGGATGACAAGATGAGATGTGCGGCGCTGCTGGCCAAGGCGGTGGGACAGGGGCAGCGGAATCTTTAGGGCGGCACCTTACCAGGTTTCGATCAGGTCACCGATCACCTCGTGGCATTCGGTTACGGGGTGGGCGGCGTCAATCAAAAGATATCCGTTTGTGTACGTCTTGTGCCGGATTTTCCAGCCGCCCTCCTCATGTGAGGCGAGATAGTCGGAAGCAGGGTAAGGAAAGAGGTTTGGGCACTTTTCCTTTGCCTGGGCGATGATGTCGGTCTCTTCCTGCGTCGGATGAAGGCAACCGGCCAACAGCCCGATCACAAGAACACCCGCGAGGCGAAGACAGCGGACAGCGGAATGTGTGACGATCATTCAACGATCAACATATTCCAAATGCCGCCGCGCAATGAGCCAGAAGATGAATAGCAGTAAGCCGATCCCAATGGGCTGCCACATCGGATCCAAGTGCATCGTGTCCACGCCGAAAAGGATCACAGCCGCAATCACGCAGGCCACCCCTGTCATAGCCCAGCCCTTCCAGTGACATGTGGAAGTTCTGTAGAGCGGTAGCCGACCAGTTCGGCAAGCCTGGAACCAGATTTCACGCTGCTTCGGTTCAACAACCATAGCAACAGAGAATACTCCAAATGCCCGCCAACTTCCACGAGGTCAGCTTTCCGCTGGCCATTGCCTTTCATTCCACCGGCGGACCGGGGCGCAGGACCGAGATCGTCACCCTGGGCAGCGGCCATGAGGAGCGCAATGCGGTGTGGGCGGCCTCGCGCCGGCGCTATGACGTGGGATCGGGGGTGCGCACCCTCGATGACCTTGCCGCCGTAATCGCCTTTTTCGAGGCGCGGATGGGGCGGCTCTATGGCTTCCGCTTCAAGGATTTTGCCGACTGCAAAAGCTGCGCCCCCGCCGCCATGCCTTCTGCCACCGACCAGGGGCTGGGCATGGGCGACGGGGTGACGCGGGTGTTCCAGTTGCGCAAGGCTTACGCCGACACCGCGGCGGCCTATGTGCGCGACATCTTAAAGCCGGTGGCGGGCAGCGTGAAGGTGGCGGTGAATGGCGCGGCGCTGAGCGGCGGCTTTGCCGTGGATGCCGCCACCGGCCTTGTCACCTTCGCCGGCGCGCCCGCCATTGGCGCCGTGCTGACGGCGGGATTTTTGTTCGACACGCCGGTACGCTTCGACAGCGACACGCTTTCGGTCAATCTGGCCGGCTTCTCCGCCGGCGAAGTGGCTTCGATTCCGCTGGTGGAGATTTTGCTCTAACCCAACTTGTCATCCCGGGCGCACCGCAGCACGAAGTGATGCGGTGCAGACCCGGGACCCATTGTGCCGCTTGCTCGATGGGTCCCGTGTCTGCGGCGCACCGTTACACGCTGCGCCGCGCACGGGATGACAATTGGGGAATTGGCCAGGACATAAACATGAAAACGCTTCCTCCCGGCCTGCAGGATCATCTGGGCAGCGGCGCCACAACCCTGTGCTGGTGCTGGCGGCTGAACCGCGGCGACGGCACCGTGCTGGGTTTTACCGACCATGATCGCGCGCTTTCCTTCGACGGCGTCGCTTACGAAGCCGCGACCGGCTTTGCCGCCGGCGAAGTGCAATCGGCACTGGGTCTGGCGGTGGACAATCTCAACCTGTCGGGCGCGCTGTCGTCGGCGACGCTGAATGAAGACGATCTGGCGGCCGGGCTTTACGACAATGCCGGTTTCCAGCTTTGGCGCGTCAACTGGCAGGATGTGAGCCAGCGCGTGCTGATGAAATCGGGCACGCTGGGCGAGGTGACGCGCCAGGGCAGCGCCTTTCAGGCGGAACTGCGGGGCCTGGCGCAGGCGCTGAACCAGAAGACAGGGCGCGCCTTTAGCGGGCTGTGCGACGCCGATCTGGGCGATGGGCGCTGCGGTGTGACGCTGACGCCGATAAGCGGCACCGTCGCCAGCGTTTTCGATGCCCGCCGCTTTACGGTGAGCGGGCTGGAGGGTGCCGCGGCCGGTGATTTCACCGGCGGCAAGCTGCTCTTCACCGGCGGCGCCAATCAAGGGCGGGCGGCGGAGGTCAAGCGCCACAGCGCCGGCGGCGGCGTCGTCACGCTCGAACTGTGGCAGGCGATGAGCACGGCCGTGGGCACGGGCGATGGTTTTACGATCACGCCCGGCTGCGACAAAAGCTTTGCCACTTGCCGCGACCGGTTCGGCAATGGCGTCAACTTTCGGGGCTTTCCCCACATGCCGGGCAATGATTCCGTGGTGGCGGCGCCGGCGGCGGACCAGAAGCGGGATGGCGGCAGCCGGTATGACAATTGAAGACGCTTGCGCTCTCACCCTTCGACAAGCTCAGGGTGAGGATGTTGAAAATATTCCCGGCCTCGCGTCGCGCTTGGTCGCGCGCCGCTGCGGCGTTCGGGCGGGCGACAGGTCCACCGGACCTTTCGCATCTTCCGCCCTCACCCTCATGCTGAGCCCCTCATCCCGAGCCTGTCGAGGGACGAAGCATGAGGCCAGCGATATTGTCGCCGCGGCGCGGGGCTGGATCGGCACCCCTTTCGCGCATAAGGCTAGTGTGAAAGGTGTGGGCTGCGATTGCTTAGGGCTGGTGCGCGGGGTGTGGCGCGAATTGTTCGGTGCCGAGCCGGAAGCAGTGCCAGCTTATGCCGCCGACTGGAGCGGTGAGCGCTTGCGTGACGGCCTGGCGCGGCATCTGAACGAAGTGCCGCGCGCGGCGATGCGGGGCGGTGATGTGGCGCTGTTCCGCCTTCTCCCGCACGGCCCCGCCCGCCATTGCGGCATCGTGGGCGAAAAGGAAGGCGGCTTCACCCTGATCCATGCGCGGCAGAACCGGGTGGTACGGGAAGAGCCGTTGTCGCGCTTCTGGCAGGCAAGGCTGGTGGAGGTGTTTCGTCTTAGAGGCTAGCGTGCGTGCTCAAGCACAAGTTTTTCGCCTGCCTTATCAAAACACATCGTCAACTCTCCGCCGTCAGTCCCCAAGAATCCGTGGAAGCCAACACATACCATGTTTGGCAGATATATCAGGGCGGGTGCATACCAGCTTTTTAAAAATTGCACGGGCTTGTCATT